AATCACCCAAACTAAGCACTTGCTGCCACTTTCTGACACTTTGTGCGAAAAGTTTTGCATCTTCTGGTGTAGGAATGTTAGGCATTTCAACACCTTATACAGTATTTATGACAATTTAATTTAAGATGCCAACACAAGTAATGCGTGATCTATGTGTTTTATGCGGTCTTCTAGCCCTATAAACCCACCATTTATCTTCTTGGTTAAGGTTCTGTAGTCCTTGGTATCAGCATATTGGTTCAGCTTTTGGACATCCCAAAACCATCCCGCAGTAAGTGCAGCGTACATTGGAGTCGCCACCAACTCAGGTTGCATTACAAAATCCACCCCTAGAGCCTGACCTGCATGGAAATAGTTTGCATGGCCTGTCAATTGGATACATCCTCGGCCTCGGAAGCGATACCCATCACCAGAAGCCTCATCCCTGTTACCCATCCGATTAGAGTAAACAGTATTGGCAATCAACTTAGGATTACGAGCGCACATCTGAGCCTTGGCAGCATCAAACCTTTTAGGCCATAATTTCTGCAAAGCCTCTGCACGATAATTAAGATTTTCTTCAAGGATTCTGAAGTTTCCACATTCATGCCCACATTGACCAATGAAAGCCGCTTTTCTAAGGGGATTCATAATGTCAAAGCGTTCAAAAGTGGCATTTAGAGCATCTACCCACTCCGCACCAATGTGAAGTTGTTTAAGTTGTTCAGCGTTGACCATAATTTACCTTTGAAGTAAAATCGCAAGTAACAGGGATTGCAGTCCCCGTTACCCACTTCAAACACCATTGTCTATGGAGGACAACAGCATGAGCAATATTGATTGTAATCAACTTAGAGAAATTCTCGAATATCAACCAGAAACGGGGTTGTTTTTTTGGAAAAAAGCGCCTTGTGGAAGAACTTTTGGGCAAAAAGCAGGAGGTTTTGATAAGCAAGGCTATTGGAGAATACGGATTGATAACGTTAAATATGGCGCTCATAGACTTGCTTGGATGTATGTGCATGGAAGTTTTCCTAAAAATTTTATTGACCATATCAATGGAAACAAATCAGACAATAGAATTTGCAATCTAAGAGATGTGACTCGCTCCGAAAATATGCAAAATCTTTTTAAACCTCAAGGGAAAAACTCTTTCATTGGCGTTTACAAAAGTCCTAATGCAAATACTTGGTATGCAAAAATAGAAATTGATGGGAAACAAATACGATTAGGAACATATAAAACCATTGAAGAAGCAAAACTTGCATATAAACAAGCCAAGCCTATTTATCACCCTACTGCCCCTTGCCGTTAATTAAATCCCTTGTTTCGTTGAAAGCATCAATACAAGCATTTAGTTGGGCAGTATTTCGATCCCCTTGAGCAACTATTTCTGCGATTGCTTCGATGGTTGCTCTTTCGGAGTCAGAAGCAACGTCAGTCTGTCCAGAAGATTCACCTCTTGTTTTTTCGCTATTTGAGGAGGTAAAGGAGGAATCTTTGGCGGGTTGTACACAACTTGCGGTGTTGAGCCGCAACTTGCCAGCACGATTGGCAACAGCAAGGGCAGTAGTCTTTTTCTTAATAGCATCATTGGCCTCCAGTAATTTGGCAGATTGTTTGTTAAGTTTGTCAGTCATGTTTCGCTCTATGTCACGAGCTTCTTCATTCTTTTGGGCAATGGCTATCTTCATGTCTTCATCACGTTCTAGCCATCCATAGTGGTGTCCAACTTGGTATGTACCAAAGAGAGATACCAAAGCACCCACAATTAACCAAGGTAAAGGTAACATTATTCAGCCTCCTGTCTAGCTTGTGCTAATTGCTCACGCTCATATTCGTCTTCCAAGTGATCTGGAGGAGTAGTGGGAGGAGGGCCTGGTGTCCAAGATTCATCCAACTCTGGGTTCTTCCAAACAGGCATAGCACCAAATGGTTGACTAGGCAAACCATACGCAGATTGCGGAGAGGCATAAGATGAGCCATAGGAAGGGTTAAAACCGCCCATAGAGCCTCCATAACCCATTGGCTGACACATTGGTTGCATTGGAGGATTAAACGCTCTAGCGGCACTAGACATAGCCCGTTTACCAATAACGCCACCAATACCACCAACAATCAACAGAACAATGTCGTTCAGCATCTTGGTATAGGCTTGGTCAATCGGAGCCATACTCTTGATAGGCTGAGTGACAAAAGTCACAGAGTAGAGCAAAGCAGCAACAATAAATGTAAGGATAAGTGTTACTGAAACTACAACAAATCCCCAAATCCTTACCTCAATCTCTTCAGTTGTTAGCTTTTGTTTCTGGTTGTACATCATTGATTTTTTTCTCCAAGATTGGGGCGACCAAGTATTCAGGACAAGTCTGAGTGAATTGGCATCTAGGTTTCTGACATGGTTCAGCATGGAAGTTGTCAGGGTTTTGGCAAAAATAGCGATATTTTTCATCACATCCCGATAGCATAAGTGCTATAAAAATCATCAGGTATTTCATACTTTGACATCCACAGAATTAGCCTTAATCCATTGAGTCTTGACCTCATAGGCTTTGGTTTGTTGTTCAGCTTGACGATTTAACTCAGCAAGTCTTTGCATATTTTGTTGGTGGATCACCCTATGAGCCTCCCACAGCATCCTTGCATTGGCTTGATAAGTAGTGATTTTCATCCCAATCCTATGTAAGCTAAGAACTTGTTAACTATCTTGTCAGACAAATCGTTAGGCAGAAACTTGAGAAACCCAAGCACCCACCATGCGACACACATTCGCACGAAAATTTTGAGCCATTGGTCAAATTGTTTCTGATACTCATTCATCGCCCACAGCGTTTAGTTGCTTGGCAGAAATCCATCATTTCATTTATGCCGATACCAACGAGAAGAATTACGAACGCAATCCCTCCAATAAGAGCCACCATCTCCATCTGCTCTCGTTCTTCTTGCTTCTGTTTTTTTTCCTGTGCTTTTAGTGCGCTAATCTCTTTAGCGTCTGCTAAGTCCATCTCTGCTTGACGAGCCTTAATCTTATTCCACACATCAATCTTGCCTGAAACCATGAATAGCTGTTTCAGTTCCTCTTCAAATGCTCTGGCTTGTTCAAGAGCCATTTCAATCTGAAGCGCAGTCCCCATGTTTGAGCCTTTTTTAGACTGCTTGGCTTGAAGCATAGCCTTTGTAGCAGCACTCTTGGCATCAAACATCTTGCCTAGCATCGGAGCTAGACCACCTAAATCATTGGCTACCTTACTAGCCTTCTTGACCATCCCAATAGCTTTTTGTAAGCCATCAAGAGCCGCCATCGGATCAATCGGTATCATTTCTTTCTCTCCCACTTAATGCACACAACTCTTCTGTTGTACACATCACCAGTCCAAGTCCACTTAATACATCGGTACTCTATGGTTGCCGCCAAGAGAAAGGCGATCACGGAAATGCCCAAACAATTACAATACTACAAAATATCACAAATACTGTGACAACGGCTGCCGCAACGAATGCTAACAGCCAGTCTTTCATTGCTGTGGAGGGTTCATCATGGTACTCAACAAACCTCTTGTGTAATAAGAAGGTTGAGGGCCAGGTGTTGTTCCAGTCAATAAACCACTCATTGCTTTTTCAGCAGCTTGTCTGCGAATCAATGCTTGCAACTTATCAGCACCATAACCTGCGGCAGCAATAGGGATTGAATACTTCAGCGTTTCTGGGCTACCAACACCAAAGCCAACAGCACCACCAGTAATCAATTGGCTACGCTGTGGATTGAATTTAGCCATTAGTGTTAACAATGGGTCTAGTGAACTACCCTTTGCTACTGCTCTAATTGCATTCTGTTCATCTTTAGAAAACAGATTCATCTTGTTTTTGTTAGAAGCAAGACTGATAAATCCTTGGCGAATCAACTCACTCTCAGAAGCACTTGGATTCAATGCTTTTGTTTCAGCAACATCCAAAATGTTTTCCAGAGTAGATGCGCGACTTGCATTTCTAAAGTCTTTACGAGCTTCCATGATTGTCTTAACAGCGACATCAATTCCACCAGCACCAGACACAACATCTTTTGGAGATAAAGTTGAAACATGGTCATCAATACTGTCAACCATTTCACTTGCAAGTCTACGAATGTTCTTATCTGGATTGCCTTTCAGATTATTTGCCAACCTACGCATTTGCTCAACATTATCAAATGTGATATCGCCACGCTGTAGTATGCTTTCATACTTGTTCAAGATGTTAGCAATAGGTGCGGCATTTTCTGGAATGTAATCAGCAGAATCTAATCGTGCTTTTACTTTGTCTACCAAACTCGTAGCATTCTTCCCTGACAACTCAATGCCTTGATCGCTTACCTTTGTATAGGCACGAGTTGCTTTCTGTTGAACATCAGCCATAGTTGCTGTAGGTTGCTTGCCAGATGCAATGCGTCCTGCTATATCCCCAGAGGCTTTACCAACAGCACCAGAAACACCCAAAGCGGCAATCGTTGCTGCTAAGTCACTACCAGTAATCTCTTTAGTGGTTTCTGCAACAGGTTGAGCAACCATAGGAGCAGCAGTAGCGGCAGGAAGTTGCCGTACCAAATCAGCACCAAAGATTGTTTTTGGAGCAGTTGCCGCCATACCACCAGCGGAAACCAATCCTTGCATACCCGCTTGAGCGGCTCGTTCAGCAGTTGTTTCAGGCTCTGGCACACCAAGTTGGGTCAAAGCCTTGCCTTGCTCTTTAGACAAATAAGGCGCTCTTTTCTCTGATCCAACAATGTTTGCACCAACATTGTATGCACCGCTTAAAAAGTCTGTAACTATGTTTGCAGGAGCAGAAGCACCAGTAACCACAGCACGAGTAGCCAAACCAAGTTGTCTGCGAAGCATATCTCCTAAACTTTGCTCTTTAGGAGCTTCAGCAGTAGATGCAACAGGAGTAGCTGTTGTCGGTTGTACAGCAACTTGTTGTACTTGTGCCTCACCCAAACTTGCTTTAATTTTTGCTAAAGCGGCTTCGTTTGATAAGCCATCAGGCAATTCATACGATACGCCTTTGTATTCATAAACAGTCGCCATGATGCTTACCTTTAGTCCAGTTTAATAGGGTTTTGTGCAGTACCAGCTTTAGGGCCGTAGTAAGGTTCTATACCTTGTGATACACGACGACTATCAATACGCTTCTGAGCATTCTCTTTAGCTTTTGCAGTTGATTTAGAGAAGTTACTAAGAGCTTCAAGAGTAGTCTTCGTATCATTTCCACCAAAAGCGGCAACAAGCTCGTTTGCAAAGCGTAAAACGTCTTTGTCAGTCTGAACACCTTTAGCGGCATCAGTCTTCAAGTTGGTAGCCTCTTGAACAGCTCGTTGCAAAGCAGCATAGTTTCGGCTCTCAGGAGAAGAATTACCAGCCGCATTTTGTGCTTGATAGCGCAGATTGTTAACTGGGCCTAATTCAATAGGAGGTTTACCAGTTTTAGGATCAATAGTAAGTGATGCAATTGCTGGCGCTAAAGAGGACTCCCTTGCAGACAATGAATCAACTAATTCAAGTTCTTTATCTTCTTCTTTTTGCAATGAAGGAGCTAAAACTTTTGGGCCTTTAAGAGATGCTGTCAAAGCTCTCAATTCTCTTGCAGAATCTGCTCTCATTTGAGCAATTTGCAAGGCTGTAGCACCAGCCATACGAGCCGCTTCAAGTTTTGCATCAGCCGCAACCTTAGCCGCATCAATTCTTGCTTGATTAGCAAGTTGTGCTGATTCAGTTCTAGCCACATTAGCCGCAGCTTTGTCTGCCGAAGCCTGTAAAGCCGCTAAAACTTTATCTGGTGATCCATACTTAGTAACAATAGCAAGAACATCATCTTGCGAAGCACCTTGCGGAAGTTTAGACAACTCGTCACGAAGTTGCTCTTCTTGTCTGATAGACAATTGAGTTTTAGCCGCTTGAGCCAAAGATGATTGCTGTGCAGCTTGTCGTTGCTGAACTAAAGCCATTTCACTCTGAGCTTGACGAGCATACTGAGCCAAAGCCATAGCACCCTGTTGGTCGCCTGCTTGTGCCAACATCTGAGCGCCCTTGAGAATCGACTCAGGATTGCTTTGATCGATCTGTTGAGCAATAGCATTACGAGCGCTGATTAAACGCAATTGAGGGTCTTCTACACCCATAGCACCACCTATGGCAGTACCAAGTTGTTTAGCACCACCATAAGTTAGTGCCGCACCACGAGAAGCAGGGTCTAGTTGAGCAAGGGCAACCCCCTCATTCAAAGCGCCCATTCTCTGTTGTTCCCCATACATTTGTGGGGTGATTCCAAAAAGACTTCCTACGATATCTGCCATGATGAATCCTTAAGAGAATAAGCCGCCAATTGCCTGTCCAAATGCGGGAGAAGCACCTAGTCCACTCAGTAATGTTGCATAAGGGTTAGTTGTTGCAGCATTTCCAGTAGCCAAACGAGTACTGAACTCAGCACCTGACAAGCCTAAACGACCCACATTAGCGCCTGCTTGAGCCGCTTGTTGACCAAGAGATGCCCCCATTGTGAATGGTTGTTGTGCCGCAGCCTCCAAAGCCTGAACTTGTCCCAAAGCAGTTGTATAGGGTTGGTAAGCGGCTTGTTGACCCGCATAGTACTGACCCATTGTCTGAGCGCCTTGACCAAGCAATCCCGCACCGAATGCGACTTGTTGTTGACCAGCTTGTTGAGCTTGAGCAGCCAATTGAGCCTCTTGCATTGCACGAGCGTTATACAAAGCCTGCAATTCAGGAGTAGTAGCGCCATAAGTGCCACCCTGAGAAACAGCAAGACCGCCACGACCTTGTTGTTGCAGTTTGTTTTGCAGATTAGCCAACTCTAACTCACGACCTGGTTGCAACAAAGCCATCTGTTGATTCAGATAGTTCTGTGCAACATCTTGAGGAGTCTGAGCTAAGTACTGGTTTCCAAGACCAAACAAACTTTGTGCGCCTGTTTGCAAAGGAGCAAATTGTTGTTGTGCTTCTTTAGCTTGAGTAATACCTGCTTCAGCAAGCTTCACAAACTGATCTTGAGCCGCTTTTGCTTCTGGGCTTAGTGTGTATCCTGCGCTAATCAATTGACCAGTTGTAGGATCGACTTGGAATTGTGAAGTACCAAATCGTGTAGTCATGCCAACAGGACGGAACTGAGCCGCAGTCTTAGCCGCAGCAGTCTCAGCATCAATCATTGCCTGCGCGCGTTGTGCCGCTTCTTGTGATGTTTGCTGTTGCAATAAGCCTGCACCAGTAGTCAAGCCAGAAGAGAGCAATGCCGCCAATTGAGATGCAGTAAGACCACCTAATCCTGTGCCTGTGCCTGTACCTAAGCCTGTGCCTAGTCCTGTACCCAATCCAGTTCCTGTTCCTGTTCCAGTTACTACACCAGTACCAACACCTGTACCAACAGCTGTACCAACACCTGTACCAACACCAGTTGTTAAAGCGCCTGTACCAAGACCTGTTCCTGCACCAGTTAATCCAGTAACACCACCAGTTGTAAGAGCAGAACCAATACCAGTTCCTAGCAAACCAGTTCCTAATTCAGAACCAGTAAGAATACCAGTACCAGTCAATGATCCTGTACCAGTTGTGCCAAGCAATTCAGTACCAAGCGTTGAGCCAGACAATACGCCTGTTCCTGTCAAACCTGCTAAACCCGCTCCTGTACCAAGCAATCCAGTTCCAAGAGTCGATCCAGTCAATACACCAGTACCAGTTAATCCTGCACCCGCAGTAATGCCAGCACCTGTACCAGCCGCACCTAAACCTGCTGTACCAGCCGCATTAAGACCTAAACCACTTGCACCAGCAGTAAGACCAGTACCAGTACCCATCCCCGCTACAGTACCTAATTCTGTGCCTAATGCAGTAGTACCTAAACCAGTTCCTGCTGTTGCACCCGCAGTTCCTGCCGCAGTACCCGCACCACCCAACAATCCACCATAAGCAGCGCCACCAAGAGCCGCTAAAACTACAGGGTCTTTGAATGCGTCTACTAGTCCACCAAAGAATGATTGTTGACCGCTTGTTGAAAACTTGCCAACAGTTTCTAGTTTTCCAGTAGGATCAAATTGATAGTATGAAGCGCCTGGCTTTCCAGATTCGCTTGCTTTATAGAACAATACATTCTGAAGATTACCAATTTCTTCACTATCTCCACTACCCCTTACTTCGTATTGGCCTTGATATATATTTTCGCCAATTTGAATAGTTTGGTTGTTGTCAAGACCAAGAGCCTCTGCCAACATATTGCTAGAGACTTTATAAGTCTTCATTGCATCAGCTAATTGCTGTCCAGTTATATTTGGATTAGCATACAAATAGTCTCTAATTTCACGATTTGTTTTTAGTGCTGATGTAGCAGGAGGAGCAGCTACATTAGTTGTAGTTTGTGTAGTAGTTATTGGCGCTCTAACTGCTGCAATTCTTTGTGTAATATCCGCAATTGGAAGACCAAAAGTAGATGAAATTTGCTCTGGAGTAATTTGATTTTGGTCAATTAAAGCTACATACTGAGCATCCGTCATATTCGGATTCTGTAAAACTAAATTGAATAATTCTTGGTTAGTCATGATTATTTACTCCGTTGTCAAAGGATACTGCGTAAGCAACTCAAACGCTTGTTCTGGCGTAATGTCTTGGGACGCTACGTCGTCTACCGTACTTCCGTCACGGATAGCGTGGATGCAACAGAAAATAGTGTTTGGCTCTTTGGCAATAAACTGATGCACGATGCCCTTGGGCGTCACAATTAAGTGAGGGGCTTTGAAGTCCTGCTCCCCGTTGTCGTGCCTCATTGTTACTGAGCCAACCGCCAACAAAGTAATATGGTCAAACTGATGAGCATGGCCTTCATGCGTGTCACCAACATTAAGAAATTGGTGCATTTTGACAAACACGTTGTCAACAAGTTTAAGATCGGTTACGGGACTAGACACGGGTTACTCCTGTTTGTACGCTCGCCATAGCTTGCTCTATCGGGAGGTTTCTCCAAGTACAAGTAATTTCGTCAAGTGTCCAGTCGTTGCCTTCTGGTTGTGGTTCTATAAATGCATCACGCTGTGCATCATAAGAATAACCAATAGCTGCAAAATTTTTTCTAAATGGTACTTTACCATCCCGATGAACATTTGCATAAGTGTTATAGCTAGTTTGAAGCCATATTGTGTTTTCACCAAATAACTGTTTGCACCTAGCAATACCAAGAGCCTCTACTTCATTGCCGTTTTCATCAAGCAAATCCAAATCAGCAATAGCAACAACTCGCAATACTATATTGTTTTCATTAAGTTCAGCGAAGTAAGCCATTATTGAAATCTCCACTTGATGATAACAATACCTTTACCGCCAGAGCCACCAGTAGCAGTTGAACTTAATTGTCCGCCTCCACCTCCTCCAAGGTTAGCAGTTCCACTAGTACCTGGACTTCCAGCGTTACCACCACCACCTGTACCACCTGTTCCATTTCCAAATTTACCTCCACCGCCACCGCCACCAGCATAAGTAATAGAAGTTCCAGTAATTGATGATGCTAGACCTGCGCCACCATTACCTCCGTAATATCCATTTGCTCCAGTAGCACCTGTTGCTCCTTTTCCACCGCCACCACCACCACTTGCAGCTGTTTTTAATACAAATCTTCCTTGGCCCCCATCAGAGCCTTCACCAATAACACGAGAGCCACCTTGATAGTTTGATTCGCCACCTCCACCGCCACCGCCAGAGCCACCATTTGCACCACCAGTTCCATTTCCACTTCCACCGCCACCACCAGAAGTTGAAACAAGAGCACCAATAGAAGAACCAGAACCGTTATTTCCATTTCCTGCAGTGGAGGCTTTGAATGCGCCACCAGCGCCAACAGTAACTGTATATGCGGTTGCAGTAACACCTAAACCTGTTGCTGTCTTCATACCACCAGCACCGCCACCACCTAATCCATAGTCGGCAGTTATTGTTTGCATAGAACCGCCACCGCCAGCAACAACTAAATATTCAACAGAAGAGCCTTCTGTGGGATCAGTTCCTAAACTGTTGACTGTAAAACTTCCAGAATCAAGAAATGACGCAATTTTGTAATTGCCAGATGTAGTGACAGTTGCGCCTGAAGTTGTGGCATCCATATATGGAACACCAAACGACCTTTGATTCATGAATATAGCTTGTAGTGCGCCACTCATGTTAAGCCACTCCCAGAAATAAGCCATGTTGTTGAAGTCATCTTAATTGCAGTAGCTGAACCATACTGAGCCAAACTGCGTGATCCAGTAGTGCCAGCAGCAGATAAATACATCGTGTCGCTAGTGATTGCAATCGTCACTACCTGACTTGTCATGTTAATGAATGTGATTGCCGTGCCAATTGGGTAAGCTACAGAACTGTTTGCAGGAATCGTAAATGTCCTTACATTAGCATCAGTTGATGGGTGAAAGATGTGTTTTCCAGCATCACCTAAAACTAATGTGTAAGCAGCACTCTGACTATTCTGAGGAATGTTTTTAAATCCAACTTCATTTGTGCCATCTACTGTGCAAGAAGACAATGTTCCGCTAGATGGTGTTCCTAAAACTGGTGTTGTTAAAGTAGGTGAAGTTAGCGTCTTGTTTGTTAGTGTGTCTGTTGTTGCTCGACCCACTAATGTGTCTGTGCTTGTTGGTAACGTCAACGTACCAGTATTGCTAATGCTTGAGATTATTGGCGCTGTCAGGGTTTTGTTTGTGAGGGTTTCTGTACCCGTTGGAGTTACATAGTCAGTACCTGCAGTAGCGGCAGATATTGCTGTTCCATTTCCTTTAAGTACACCTGTAACAGATGTTGATAAAGTAATTGCTGGAGTTGTTGTTGCTGTAGCTACTGTTCCTGCAAAACCATTAGCAGATACAACAGAAGCACTTGTTACTGTTCCTGATCCACCACCAGAAGCCGCAATGGTAATTCCACCCGCACTATTTGTAACAGTAATACCACTTCCAGCAGTCAAAGTTGCTTTTGTCAGAGTATTACCAGTAGAGTTACCAATCAACAACTGACCATCTGTGTAACTTGTCTGACCTGTACCACCATTGGCAACAGGTAAAGTTCCCGTTACACCTGTTGACAAAGGCAATCCTGTTAAGTTAGTTGCTGTGCCACTAGATGGAGTACCTAAAGCTGGTGTTACCAATGTAGGTGAATTAGCGAATACTAAAGCGCCTGTTCCTGTTTCATCAGTAACAGCAGATGCTAAATTAGCACTTGAAGGAGTTGTTAGAAAGGTCGCTACGCCTGTTCCAAGGCCAGAAACACCTGTACTAATAGGCAAGCCAGTAGCATTGGTCAAAGTACCACTAGAGGGCGTTCCAAGAGCAGGAGTAACCAATGTTGGGCTATTGGCAAACACCAAAGCACCTGAACCTGTTTCATCAGATACGGCAGAGGCCAAGTTTGCAGATGAAGGTGTACCCAAGAAAGTAGCTACACCAGTACCCAAACCACTTACACCAGTAGAGATTGGCAATCCTGTGGCGTTTGTCAAAGTACCAGAAGCGGGAGTTCCCAAGGCGGGAGTCACTAATGTTGGCGAGTTTGACAACACTACTGAACCTGTGCCAGTAGATGAAGTTACACCAGTACCACCATTAGCCACAGCTAAAGTACCAGTGATGTCAGAAGTGGAGAGGCTTACGGCATCCCATGTAGCATTAGTGCCATCAGTCTGGAGATATTTGTTTGCGTTACCTGTTTGGGTAGGCAAGAGGTTATTCAGAGCAGCAGTAGCCGTAGAAGCACCAGTACCTCCATCAGCAACCGCTAAATCAGTAATACCAGTAATTGAACCACCAGTAATATTGGCAGAAGCATTGTCTGTTTTTGTGCCAACAGCAGTCTGAATATTGTTAAACTCGGTATCAATCTCAGCACCTTTAACAATCTTTAAAGGATTGCCAGGTGATAGATTGTCTTTAGTAGCAAAGTTTGTGGTTTTGGTGTAATTTGACATGATTTACCTCTTATCCCATTTTGCCATCTTTGGCTTGAATTTCAATCTTTTGAAGAGAAAATGAAACATTGTTAATCGTTGTTTCATAACCAGTTTGTACAATCTTTCCCGCACCTGAAGCATTGGCAGAAAGAGTCTTAATTGCAACACCACTTGTGTATTCAGCAATGTTGTACTCACCAATGCCATACTCATAACTTACTTGAGTAGGAATGTAGATATTCTCAGCTTGATAAGCGCCAGAATAGTCAAATCCCCACTTGATCGTTAAAAACTGGTTAGAGCCGCCAATCACAATAGCAGTAACATTCTTGAGAATTGAAATCTGATTAGGGTTTCCTAAGTCAGCATTATTGGTGTAGTACGCAAATCGGTACGTGTTGGCATCATCAAGATAAGTTCCATACTTGCCAATATAGCCATTTTTACCAATATACAAGTCGCCATTACGCAAAGAACGCAAAGCAGTTGGAGCAATAGAGTCCCATTTTGTTACACGGGAAGCTCCATCTTGCAAAGATTGCTTGGTATCAAAGCAATAAACTTGGAAAGTAGCAGGTAGAACAAGCAGATAAAAGGCTTCTTTTTCTGAGTAAACAGACTTCAAATTAGCCAATGTTTCGCTTGCCAATGATGAATTCAGGTCAAAACGCACATTCTTTGACAAGTCTCTAAGGGGTGCAGACTTCTCTTGGATAGTCCTCATCAGTGAACGAACACCTGAGTCTGACAAGAAAATAACATCAGAGCCAACGCTTTGAATCGTGTCTCTAGCAATACATCCAATAGAGCCTACTGTGTCGCTTAAAACAAGAGAAGCAGGGGTAGAAGCGCCAGAGTAAACAAGAATCTGTCGTTTACCAAAGATAAACAAGAAATCATTGTGAGCTGCCAAACCCATCACTTCATCTGCACCATTAGGCCATACACGAGACACATCTAATGTTCCTGAAGTACCGCCACCCCATACATGACCCGCAATCAGATCAGAGAAGGAAATGGTTACTTTATCGGAAGCAGTATTCGCCACCCATAGACGACCAAATGCTGATATACAGATATTGGCTTGAGGAACAGTCGCAACATAGCCTGACTTCTCAGAAACTCTGCGATAAGTAGTTGTACTTACGGCAGGGTCATAAATCAGAGGATCGTGTCCTGTTTGGAAGAAGTAAGCAATCCCATTTAAAGATGCAGTTTGCCAGTTAGATGCAGTAATAGTAGGAGCAGTACCGCCACCACCATAGGTCAACTCAGTTACTGCATTAGAAGCGCCAAGTTTGAATATTTTGTTGTTGCCAGCAAACAGAACTGTAAGAGTCCCGTCAGTCTGGACTAACTCATGGATCACACCAACATCGTTAGCACCTAAAGCACCAGAGGAGGAGTTAACCCTTGACCAACCTTTTCTAGCACCAATACGACCATACTGATCCAAGATGCAGTTAGTTGCAACCAAAGCAAAGCCCGCCCCTAAATCAAGGGGAGAGTCTTCAGTATTCAGACCATAGAAGCCTGGTGCTGATAGACTGTAACTTTGAAGTTGTGCTGCCATTAGACCGCCACAAAGTTGTCTTCAGGATAACGAGTGCTTTCCAATGCAATAGCGTCAGAGAGCATTCCTCTAAACAAAGCATAAGCCTCATTAGAGTTTGTTCCACCATCTTCACCACGCTCAATCAAAGCACGAGCATAAGCACTTTGAGTCACCAAGTAATCAAGAACTTTTACAGATGTTGAATCGGAACTTAGATTTGCTTGTGGGATAGTTACATCAAACTTCAATGTATATACGCCATCAGGAACAGGGAACAAGTCAACCTTTGTGTCGCCACTGCCATCTACACCACTAAAGCAAAACTCGCTAGGAATAGACTGTGAAGGTGTACCAAAGTTGAGCTTGCGGTTCATGTCCGCAACAGTGGTGTTATCTAAGGTAATAACACTGGTAGTGTTAATAGCATCATTGATACGGAACTTCTGACCCGCACCCGTCAACGCATAGGAACTTGTACCAGAAGTAGTAGTAACTGTAATTGTTTGTCCTAAGACATTCCAATTATAGGAATCTTCAATCTGACGCTTTGCATCATTGATAAACTTGCCAATCAAAGAAGAATACGTTGTTTCGCCAACAGTAGATACTGTGCTTTCACGCAAGCGAACTAACACATCGTTAACAAGTTCTAAGTAGGTCATGTTCGTTGCGCTCCTGATACTTCAAATGTGGCAATAAAACTAAATGTACTTGCACTTTGAGTAGTAATTTGAATTCTATCGCCTTCTTCTAAAACGATATAAGCATTGCCATCAAACTGAAGGTATTGCTTAGATGTAAAGTCGTATTCAGTGAGAATATCTAGTGTTGAGGCAGAACTTGCGTCATACCACTGCACAGTAATGTGCTTAGTCGAACCACCAGTATTGTGAATGTACATCACAGTAAACTTGGCGTAATAACCCGTAGGAACTGTATAAACAGTTGTCAGCGTTGCGGCTGTTGGGTTAACTCCGACAGATACTGGTCTCACTTCATATTCCTCTTAGAGATCGCTTTGGCTTTAGCTTTAGCGTCTTCCTTGGACGTTGCGCCCCAAGCTCTAAGAGAAAGTAAAAGTCGGGTAGGCTTTCCATCTTTCATCTCAGCGCCAGGCATATTGCCCATTCGTGCTAAAAAGGATGCCCTACGAGGGTTATCTCCCGACTTAACTGGTGGTTTTAAATTGCCACCCGTTTCTGCATTATACGATGCTCTGCCTTTAGCATTCAAGCCCCCAGAAGCAGATTTACCTGCTTTTGTTTGCCAAACAGGAGATTTCATTTCTTCTTTGCGGTCTTAGCCGCAGCCTTAAATGCTGCCTCAGTAGGAGCGCCTTTAGAACCAACCTTACGCATCTTTTCCTTAGAACCCGCTTTAATGCGTTCTTGTTTGGCATTAATGTTAGCGTAGAGACCTTGTTTCATTTCTTACTCTTTGGTTTAGACATACCTGCTTCGGATAAAGCAATAGCCACAGCCTGTTTTGGGTTAGTTACGACCTTTTTATTGGTAGTCAACTTGCCCTTGCCAAACTCAGTCATCACCTTGCTGATCTTCTTTTGGGCTTTAGTTTTCATATCAATACATGATCTTGGCAGTGATTGTGCCAGTTACATAAACTGTGCAATTGGCTCTTAGATACTTAGGCGCATTTGCCACAGTAATGATGCCATCACCAGTTAAGGCTGTACCAATCGTTGCGAATGTTGTGCCATCCAGACTTCCTTGCAAAGCAACAGTAGCACTTGTGATGCCTGAGACTTGTAGGAATGCGGGCTGACCAGCGTCAGCTTGAACTGCTTTTGATGCGCCAGTGGCAACAACAGCACTAAGGAGGGTAACAGGAGAAGTTAAAGAAGCCATTATTTACCCCTTGTGGATTTTTTCATCATATTGGTAGCAGTACGACCACCACGAGTAGGCATAGCTTTAGGCTTGCCAATAGCAATCATTACAGTAACGGGCATAGATTTCTTCTTGCCATACTCTTTGGCTTCTTTCTCGCCTTTTTCTGTGTATGGGAATTTCTTGTTTCCAACTTGTGGCATATAAATCCTTATCGAACTAGCTTGGTTGCAATGAAAGAAATGATACCGCCAACAACAGAGGCGATAGCCATTCCAACGAAAAAGCCACCTTTAGACTTGTTTGCCATTTCTAAAAGCGTTTTAATATCTTGGCGAAGTGCGTGAACTTCAGACTGTAAAGCCTCAACTTGAGCTTCCAATTTGCCAAATTCTCTTGGATCAATTTCCGACATTTTCAACCTCTTTTTTTGGTCTTCCAACCTTAGGTTTGTCTTCAACTTTCTTTGGAGTTTCCTCAACAAGGACGTATCCTTCGTGACCTTTCATGCTATCAATATCATGCTGATAGGTAAAAGTAACTGTGTTTCCCGACTTTAGACAACGAAAAGTAGCCATAAAAACTCCAAAAAAAGGGGGGTATTAGCCCCCTTTAATTAAACTGCACGACCAATAATCAAGGTCAATGTAGTTGATGCCAAGTCTACAGAACTGCCTGTAGGGTTGTAAGTTACGATAGTAACTGTATCAGCGGCTGAAACATAGGCTCTACGAACCAAACCTGCCTCAGAAACGCCAACAGACATACCGATAACCATATCGCCTAGTTTTACGCCTGGAACTGTAACTGTATCTGTAGCGGTTGCAGTAGTAGATACTGATCCGCTATCAAGAGTGCATGAAACGTCCCAAGTGTCTGTAAACAAACCACGGAACTGGTCATTGCCCCTGCGGGAAACGACTGCTGTTGCTGCTGCCATAATAAATCTCCTTGATGT